TGTTCCTGCTCCAATTCCAACAAAGGTAATTACGAATGGCCTTATTAACACGCAAACGAGTCATTGCTGTTCTAAAGGAAAGCACTGCTGGAACTTACAACGCTCCGCAAGCTGCTAATTGTCTTCTAGTTCGTGACTTAAATATCACTCCACAACAAAGTGATGTTGTAGATCGTGATCTAATTAGACCTTATTTTGGAGCCAGTGAGCAATTACAGGCAAACATTAGAGTTGAATGTACTTTTTCTGTTGAAATGGCAGGGATTGGACAAAACGCTGCTGGCAATGAAGATGCCGATAACGCTCCTAACTTTGGTGAGTGTCTTGAAGCTTGTGGATTCACTGCGGAGACAACAGATGATGCAAAACGTCTTTACACTCCTAACTCACTTGATTCCACAACAGTCAGTATTCTCTACAACATAGATGGTGTCCAGCACACGGTAAAAGGGGCAAAAGGAAATTTTTCAGTTAACTGTTCTGTAGGAGAAATTCCTACTTTTGATTTCACTTTTACTGGAGTGTATATAGATCCTTCTGACGCAACTGCTTTAACTCCTGCTTATCAGAAGCAGGCAACTCCATTGCTCTTTAACAACACCAACACTGGTACGTTTAAGATTTTCGGTGAGACAGGACTCCAAATGAGTAGCTTCTCATTAGATCTTGGTAATGAGATTGTTTATCGTGAGCTGGTCGGTGGAAACCCTGAAGTAATGATTACAAACAGAAAAGTAAGCGGGTCAGTAACTGTTGAGGCTGTGAACTTGGCTAGTGGCGGCACTCAGCAATGGAATCCATTTGCTGCTGCGCTTGCAGATGGAACTTTGGGTGAGATTAGTTTTACTCATGGAACTGCTGCACTTAACAAGGTCACAATCCAGTCAGGTATTGTAACTAGTCAGACAACAAAGAATCGTGTTGACTTAAATTCAATTGGTTACTCCGAAGAAGACGGGATTGCAATGTGGGATTGCCCTTACACAATGATTCCTTCTACAAGTGGTAATGATGAACTTTCAATCATCTTTGAATAGTTAAATCTTCAACTTCTAAGTATTGGGGGGTTTATACCCCCCTTTTTTTGGGCTATGGTGATTGGGAATATCATTATTTTTTATGCCATTTGTTAGAAGGAGTACTAACTCTTATCCTTGGCCTGTCGAGGTAAAAAGACCATCACTCGAAAAAGCAGGAGAGTATGAAACTTTTCATTTCACAGCTATTTTCAAAAGATTATCTAAATCTGAGTTAAATGATTTTCAAAATGCAAAAGATGAGTTAAAAGCTTTAAATAATATTCTTTTGGGTTGGAAAGATGTTACAGAAGAAGATGAATCTGAGATCCCTTTCACCAAAGCAAATGTAAAAATCTTTTCTGAGGATATTGATTTTATAAATGGTGTATTTGAAGCGTATGGCAAGTTTTACCAGAGAGGTGCGGAGGGAAACTAACAGAGGCCGCTGTTTACTGGGTTTCTGGCGGCAAACAAGTAGAGGATTTAACTCAAGAAGACGCAAAAGCGTTTGGTATTGAGATTCCTAAAAGCCCAGAAGAGAAGGATGAATTTGAGATTTGGGAATGTAATTGGGATATTGTTTGTATGTTTTTAAGGATGCAAACGCAATGGAATGCATCAATGGGAGGTTATGTCGGTTTAAAATATGAGGTATTATTAGTGGCTGGAGGTCTGTTTGACCTCTACAATATAGAAAATCGTCTCGATGTCTTAGAGGGTTTGCAAATCATGGAGGCGACTGCATTAAAGGAGATGAATAAATCTAATGGCTAATTTAGATAGCTTAAAAATATCTCTTAAATTAGAGGTTGAAAACCAAGCCAAATTAACTGAGTTAAAGAAGTCGTTAAAAGACCTTGGAAAAGAAAGTGGATCGACTGAAGCATTTGATAGATTAAAAAATGCTTTAAAAAGTGTAATAGATCTTCAGCCAAAAACGATTCAAGGTTTTAAAGATCAAATAAGTATTTTAAGTAAGATTTCTAGAAATTTAGATACAGCAAGTAAAGATTATTTAGAAGTTGCTGATGCGATAAAGAGAGCAAAGTCAGAGATGAAAGCTCTTCAGAATCAAGCTGGAGCAAAACCGCCTGTACCAGGGGCGGGAGGAATGTTTGGAGGTTTCTTCGGAGGAAAAGGATTAGGGTTTAGGGGTGGACTGATGGAAGGTGCAAAGCAAGCGTTACCTATTGCTGGTACGACTGCTTTAGCTTCGGCGCTTCCTGGTCAAGCAGGTTATGCAGCGATTGCAGGTGGTGCTACTGGTGGTTTAGGTGGCGCTCTTGCAGGTGGTGCTATTGGATTAGGCGTGGCTGGTGCTATTGGTCTTGCTGGTGCTGCAAAAGATGCTGCGGAATATTCTTCTCAAATTAAAAGACTTGAAATTGCTTTAAAGGGAGTAACTAAAACTAGTGGGGAGTTTGCAAAGGCTCAAAAGATAGTAAGTAGTGTCTCTAATGAGTTAAATGTTCCTATCGGAGATGCGACTAAACATTTCACAACATTGTCAGCTTCTGTTATTGGAGCGGGAGGAAGTGTTGACCAAGCAGAAGAAGTATTCAGAGGAGTTAGTGAAGCAATAAAAGCAACTGGTGGTGATGCAGAAGATGTGCAATCTGCGATGAGAGCCATGTCGCAAATCTTCGGTAAAGGTAAAGTCTCAGCCGAAGAATTGCAAGGCCAGCTCGGTGAAAGATTGCCTGGTGCTGTTACTAAATTTGCAGATGCAACTGGTAGAACATTGCCGCAGTTACAGAAAGATTTAAGAGATGGAACAGTTGGATTAAATGATGTAATGAAATTTGTGGCAAAACTCAGTGAGGATCATAGAGATGCTGCTTTAAAAATGGCAGGATCTAGTGCAGAAGCAGGTGCTAGATTAACAGTTGCAATGCAACGATTGCAGAAAAATTTAGGTAATATATTGCAGCCTATTGGTGCATTGTTTCAAGAAGTTTTTGCAGAGATAATTAAATGGATTAACAAGGCAATTGAGGCATTTAATAGATTCTTTGGAGTTGGAACAGAAAACGCAATTATAGCTTTAGAGAGGAGAATAGCTCGGATACAAAACGCAATGGATCTAGGGCTTACAGGTGTAGATCAAATTGAATTCCAGAAATTAAAAGATCAATTAAAAGAGTTACAAGGTATATCTGCGGCTACTAAAAAAGGATCATTCCAAGATCCTACGGCTGATGCAGATAAATTCAGCGTAAAAGCAGATAAAGAAAAGGCTGAAAAGTTAATGGATGATTATATGGAAGGTTTAGGAAATGTTCAAACTCAAATATCTCAGACCTTTATTAATACGTTTAAAAAGATGGAAGATGCTTTAGTTAATTTTGTAATGACAGGAAAAATTAAATTTAAAGAATTTGCTCGTTCTGTTATCGCTGATATAGCAAGAATGATTGTGAAAGCGCAGATGTTAGCCATGTTTAAAGGTATTGGAAAGCTATTTAGTCCAACATATTTTACCAGTGGCATAGGGCCAGTTGCTGATGGCGCTGCTTATGGAAATATGTTGCAGAGTGCAAGTTTTGCAAATCAAATTAGTGACATTATGACTAATACCGCAGCACCTGTTATTCCAACAATCACTGGGGCAGGAGGTTATGGAATTCCAAAAGGACTTGAAGATTTACAGTTAAATGCATTAGGAAATGTCTACGGCAAAAATGGCATTGTTCCTTTTGCTAAGGGAGGCATAGTTAATAGTCCTACACTCTTTAAGTTTTCCAAGGGAACTGGCTTGATGTCTGAAGCAGGCCCAGAAGCAATAATGCCATTGAAGCGTGGCAAGGGAGGAAGGCTTGGAGTTGAATCTTCTGGCGGTGGTTCTACTACCGTGAATGTGTCAGTCGATGCGAAAGGTACTAAAGTCGAAGGCGATGGTAAGCAAATGGCTCAACTAGGCAGGATGCTTGGCTCTGCAATTGAAATGGAAATTGCAAAACAAAAACGACCAGGAGGACTTTTAGCTTAATTTCTTATGGCTATTTTTGATGGAACTACGCTTCAATGCGTTGCGGAACCAAGTTACACAGCCAGCGTTAGTGAAACTCCAGATCTTCGTATAACTTCTTTTGGGGATGGTTACCAACAAAGAAATACGATGGGCATGAACACAAGGAGAAAGAATTGGAGACTTACTTTTAAAAATAGGACTAATGCAGATCGAGATAAAATTGTTGGTTTCTTACAGGCAAGAAATGGCAAGGAAAGTTTTGATTGGATTGATCCGACAACGACTAATTACAAGAAATATGTTTGTGAAGATTGGAGTGTTGACATGACATCTTTTAATAACAATACAATTTCAATGCAATTTAAACAGGTATTTGAATCTAGCTAATGCCAGTACCAGTAAGTCATCTCCAAAGTGCTAATCCAACTGCGGTTATTGAATTATTTGAGTTGGAATTAAATACAACTTTGCATGGAAACGCAAGAACGGCTGGTTGGCCCCTTTGGAGTGTTAATTCTGATATTAGATATGGAAAAGAAGTAAGAAGTTCGTCAACTCATGCAAGTGGTCTTGTTTTTAGGGTGACTGTTCCTGGTACAACAGGTGGATCGGAACCTACATGGCCTGCTTCAGTAGGGGGGACAGTTACGGATGGAACAGTGACATGGAAAGCAGTTTATCCGACGTATTATTTTCATAATGGTGCTTCTAGTAATACGCAAAATAATAATTTTGTAGATATAAAGTTTGGAGGTCAAGTTTATCAGCAACTACCTATTAAAGCTGAAGGTTTTGAATACAAGGGAAAAGGATCTTTACCTAGACCAACGATGACTGTTAGTAATTTGTTTAATACAATTACTGCGATTTTGAATGAAGTTAATATCACGACTACAGGTAATGATTTAGCAGGGGCAAAATTAACAAGAGTAAGAACTCTTGAACGCTTTGTTGATGCTGAAAGTTTTGGTACTGATAATTTCCTTGCGGCAGAAGATGAGGATGGAATTGCAATGGAAAATGATGACACATTTAATCCTGAAGAACTTGGAAATCCTTATCAAGTTCCAGATGCTACTCAAAGATTTCCTGATGAGATCTTTTTTGTTGATCGAAAGGTCAATGAGAATAAAGATATAGTTGAATTTGAATTATGTAGTGCGCTTGACTTAGCTGGTGTTCGTCTTCCTAAAAGACAATGTTTACCTGCTGACTTTCCAGGTATAGGTACGTTCCATACATGACATGGAAAGATGATGCTCTCTTAGCCGCTAAAGAGGTTGATCCAAATGAATCTTGTGGCTTATTAGTTGTTCTTAAAGGAAAAGAATATTATTGGGCTTGTAAAAATATTGCTGAAAGTCGATATGACCAATTTATTCTTGACCCACAAGATTATGCGGCGGCTGAAGATGCTGGTGAGATATTAGCAATAGTTCATTCCCATCCCATCACACCACCAACTCCTAGTCAAGCAGACATGGCTTCTTGTGAAAGTAGTGGATTACCTTGGTATATCGTTAATCCCAAAACAGAGGGATGGTATTACTTTGAGCCTTCTGGATATGAAGCACCATTAGAAGGCAGAACATGGGTGTGGGGAGTAGCTGATTGTTGGACGTTAGTAAGGGATTATCATCTTAGAAAAGGTACAGATCTAAGAGATTGGGAAAGACCTATTAATCCAGAAGATTTCAGATTAAATCCTATGTTTGATAGTTGTTGGAAAGATACAGGCTTTAGAGAACTCGAACCAAAAGAAGAATTACAAGAAGGTGATTGCTTGTTGATGAATATTCGAGGTAAAGGGTTAAATCATATTGCAGTGTTCTTAGAAGGGAATGATATTTTGCATCATTTACAAGGAAGATTGTCGAGTCGTGACCAATTGGACGAATGGCTATTAAAGTGTATTGGTAGGAGGATAACCTTACGTCATGCTTAGAAAAATCAAGTTATATGGAAAACTTGCAAAGTTTGTAGGTCAAAGAGTTTTAGAAGCAGACGTACATAATGCTGCTGAAGCTGTTCGTTTTTTAGTAGTTAATTGGCCTGCTTTAGAACAGCACATGGCAGATCAATATTACAAAGTAGAGGTTGGTAGTAATGCTTTAACTTTAGAAGAGACTGTTTATCCTCTTGGTTCAGACGATATAAGTATTACTCCTGTTGTTGCTGGAGCTGGAGGAAATACAGGAAGGATAATTTTAGGTATTGCTTTGATTGGTACAGCTATACTTTTACCAGGCGCAGCACCTGTTCTTGGTATGTCTGGTTTCACAGCAGCAGGAGGAGCAGGATTAGCAACATGGGCTGGAGTCTCGGCTGTTGTTGGAAATGTTGGTTTATTATTAGTTATCTCTGGTGTTGCTGGGATGTTGGCTGACACTCCAACAGTTCCAGAATCAGAAGAAGATCCGCAAAACTCCTTTAGTTTTAGTGGTATTCAGCAAGTAGCAAGAGCAGGAACTCCTGTTCCTATTTGTTACGGAGAGGCAATGACAGGATCTGTTGTTATCTCAGCCGAAATTGATGTAGCTGATCAAGTAACATGACAAAGATTATTGGTTCTGGTGGTGGTGCAAAAAATCAAGGTGGTGGTGGTCGTACACCTACCACTGATGCTGACACTCTTGACAGTAAAAGTTATGCAAATGTTTTAGATCTACTTGCTGAAGGTGAAATAGAAGGATTAAAAGATGGATTGAAATCTGTTTATTTGAATAACACGCCTATTCAAAATGATGATGGTAGTTTTAATTTTTCAGATGTTTCTTATCAATTTAGAGAAGGTACATCTAACCAAACTAAAATAAATGGTTTTGATAAAGCAGCAACAACTGTTTCTGTTGGTAGACGAGTAACAAAGGCAACAGGTAATTGGGTTGCAGAGAAGGGGTTCCCTCTTAATAGTTATATTGATAGAACAATTAGTGGAACTCTTCGTTATTTCCAAGCTACTACAGCAGGCACTTCAGGAGCTTCTGAACCTTCTTGGAATACAAGTGTTGGAGGAACTACTTCAGACGGCGGTATCGTTTGGACTTGTATAGCAAATGATCCAAATGTAGGAGAGACAGAAACGGTAGCAACATCTGATTCTATTGATGCAGTAAGGGTTATTTTACGATTCCCTGCTTTACAAGACATTAAAGATGATGGAGATATTGAGGGAACTTCTGTTCAATATAAAATTCAAATGTCAGTTGATGGAGGTGGCTTTAGCGACAAAATCACTGAAACATTGTCAGGAAGAACAGGTGATTTGTATAAGAGAGATTATGAATTAACTTTGCCTTCTAATTTCAGTACAGAAGTAAAAATTAGAGTTATTCGTTTAACAGATAATGCTGCTGATTCTGCAAGACTACAAAATGAGACATGGTGGGATTCTTTTGTTCAACTTACTTATACAAATAATACTTATGCCAATTCTGCTATAGCTGGTCTTCGTGTAGATGCACAGCAGTTCCCTTCTATACCTAAAAGAGCGTATCTAATTAGAGGCACAAAGGTAAGAATCCCAAGTAATGCAACTGTTGATAGTGCTACTGGAGCATTGATTTACTCAGGAACTTGGAATGGTACGTTCCAAGCTGCTACTTGGTGCGCTGATCCTGCTTGGTGTTTATGGGATCTTTTGACATCCACCAGATATGGTTTAGGTGATCATGTGCTTACTGTTGCTGAAAAAACAAGTTTTAATGGAAATGCAGAACGGTTAAGTAAATTTGATTTTTATGCTGCTTCTCAGTATTGCTCTGCAAATAACACCAGACCTAATAATGTAAATAATGATTATGGGCCTAATGGTAAACATGGTATAGCTGATGGGTTTGGAGGATTTGAAGCACGTTTCTCTTGCAATGTTTACATCCAAGGTAGAGCAGAGGCTTTTAAATTAATAAATTCAATGGCTGCTGTCTTTAGGGCTATGCCTTATTGGGCTGTAGGTAGCGTCGCTCTTTCTCAAGACAAGCCACAATCAAGTAGTTATTTGTTTACTTTGGCAAATATTACTTCTGATGGATTTAATTATTCGGGAAGTAGCCAGAGATCGAGAGCGACTGTAGTTGTTGTTAAATATTTCGATAAAACTCTTAGATCTTTTGCTTATGAAGAAGTAAAAGATGACGCAAACCTTTTTAATGGAATAGCCAAATACGGCGTTATTACTAAGAACATTGAAGCTTTTGCCTGCACAAGTAGAGGTCAAGCGAATCGTGTAGGTCGATGGATGATTTACAGCGAATCTCAAGAGACAGAGGTTGTTAGTTTTACTTGTAGCTTGGAAGCAGGTGTTTTAGTACGTCCTGGGCAAGTTATTGATGTTGCAGATCCATTAAAGGCTGGTCTTAGAAGAGGTGGTCGAATTGCTTCTGCCACTACTGGACAAATAACTGTTGATGGTACTGCTGGTGTTGATACTGATTTACCTCAAGGTGGTTCTGTTGGATATACAAGAACGCTTCATGTTTTGCTTTCTGATGGAACGGTTGAATCAAGAACTGTTAGTAGCATCGTTGGCAATGTGATTACTCCTAGTACTGTTTTCAGCAGCGCACCAAATCCTAATAGTGTTTGGGTCTTAGAAACGTCTGGAGGAACATCTGCTGAGAACTTGCAGACAACTCAGTGGAGAGTTGTTGGAGTTGAAGAAGTAGATGATCTTGAATATAAGGTTTCAGCACTTGCTTATAACGCTTCTAAATATGCAAATGTTGAGACAGGATTTTCTCTTACTCAAAGAGACTTTAGTAACTTAAATGAAATTCCTGCTACTCCTACTGGTTTAAATATTGTTGAACAATTATATAGACAAGCTGATCAAGTTAAATCAAAACTTGTTATTTCTTGGGAAGGTGTTTTAGGAGTTAGTAAGTATGAAATTAGGTGGAGAAAAGATAATTCTGATTGGCATGTTTATACAAAAATTGGAACAAATGATGAGATTCCAGATGTAACTGCTGGTAGTTTTGAAATTAGAATTTATAGTCTTAATGCTACAGGTGTTCCGTCTTCAACTCCTTTAAGCAACACAACAATTGCAACAGGTAAAGATAGAAGTCCTAGTACTGTTACTAATTTTTCTTATACATTAGATCCCAAATTAGGATTCATTCTTCATTGGGATAAGTTAGTTGCTGTTTATCCTTATTTTGATGATTTAGATGTTGTTGGGTATGAAATAAGGACAACAGATGCAGAGTGGGGTATAGATAATAATGATTATTATAATTTTGCTTCTCCAGTTGCAGGTGAAAATTTAATAGCAAGAGTTACAGCTAATAGTTATAACCTTGGTTTTACTCCTCCAGGTTCTAGGTCTTATTACATCAAGGCTTATGACAGCCAAGGAACTTAT